CACCTTGTTAAGGAACCTAACAACGCCCTCATTAGTTTTCTCTCTCCCCTTGTATACAGCCTCAACCAGAGGACCCAAATGCAAGTAAATACTATCGGTATCAGAAGCAATAACATAATCTTCTCCATCAGTTTTCAAGATCTTATTCATCTTGTTGTTCATCTTATTCTCTATCCAACGAATGGATACTTGGCCAGACAGAGTAATGGCTTCGGCATTAGCAAGTTTGTAATACCTAAAGTACTGATTGCCGATAGCACCATAAGCAGAGTTAAGTGATATCTTTTTCGCCATCTGAATATTATTGCACCGTGCGATTTCCTTCTCAAGTGCCTTAGTCGGGGTCTTCTCATACTCTTGTTTAGCAGTAAGCATTCTTTTCTTGAATACTACTCTATCACCATACATCTTATCCATCAACTCAGGTAAAAATCCCCGCACATCCTTCCTGTATTGCGCTCCATTGGCGCAAGTTGCATATTCCGTACCAATCTCTATCTCTTTATTTAAAAACCTTTCAACGCTTGCACCGGGACATCTAGTCTCGATGAGGGTCTCCGGACTGATATTATATTGCATAATAAGATGAGGGTACAGACTATTAAGGTCAAAAGAGACAACCCAATCATAGCGTCCTGGTTTCGGTTCCTTGACATAAGCTCCTGCGTATTTCTCCGACTTTGTAGATTTGTTCTTTGGTGGAATAACAATATCCCTTTTCTTCAAGTAATTATAAATGATGTTATCCCACATCCGTACTTGATAGAAGACATCATTGTAATTAACCTTAGCATCATATGCCATAGTTAATGCCAACTCAATCAATTTCATCTTGTCTTCCAGTCGGTCAACAAGTTCAACGTCCACTATATTATACTCAATAAACTTCTGCCACCCTTTTGTGTAGAAATCCTTAAAAGTATCAAACTCACTATGATCCAACTTCTGCTGACCAAGTTCAACACTTGCAATATAATCTAATCGATATGACTCTTGTGCCTTATAAGTAAACTTCTTATAAAGATCAAGATAATCTAACTGACATACACCACCAACATCAAAGGTAGTGTGTCTACGTCCCATCAAATGTATTTCACCCTCACTACAGAGTCCCCAAGGTGACATACGCTTCATTAATTTCTCACCAAGCACCCTCCTAAGACGCTTGCAAATATAAGGTATATCATATAACTGAATGTTCCATCCAGTAATCACATCTGGAACATCCTGCATCCAATACTGAATAAAATTAGTTAAAAGTTCATACTCAGTAGGACAGTGATGATATGTTACGTCCTTACGATCATTCTGAAACGGCTTAACTCCCCAAGTGATGATCTGCTTCGTTGTATAGTCCTGTATACTAATAGCAAGGATCTCTTCCTCACACGACGCAACTTCAATATCCAGAGTAACAAGTTTAATCTTACTGATGTCAAACTTAATCTCATCTTCGGGATATTTCTCCGAAATATACTGGTAAATGTAGCGGTCATGGCCATATATCTCAAATCCCTCGACATCCTCATATTTCTTATAGAACTCTCTACAATCTCTAACCGTTCCTGGATTGATAGCTTCAACTTTTTGTCCACTCAACGTCTTATATTTAGCCTTTCCTTTAGATTTGACAAATAAAGTAGGAAAGAACTCATCCCTATGCTCATACCTCTTTCCATTCTCCACACCTCTTACCAGGAATTGATTCCCGATTAGTTGGACATTGGTGTAGAATTTCATTCGTCAGTAAGATCCTGGTATTTTTCAAGTAAGGTGGGTGTTGGGTCTGCCAATGTTAATATCTTATCAGA